CCAGACACGGCCATCTGACCCTGGTTAGACATCCCGAACCCACTCTTCCGGCCGCTGAACAGGAGGAACAAAATAATGACAACGAGGACAACGATCGCCATGCCCTTGCGATTCATTTATACTAAGTTGGGATATTTTTTCCCCGCGGACGGATACCACCCGTCCTGCTCTCACCCCTCCCTGGAACTTTGGACGGGCTGGCGCCAAACAGAGTTGCTACCGCAACTCGGGGTCAATCCAGAAAATCCGCTGGGTCCTCATCGTCCACGGGCTCGTCCGTGAACATGTACTCCTTGGGGGTCGGAGCGGCTGCGACACCCCGGACACGCACCTGGAGCACGCGCCAAATGGGTCCAAACGACTTTTTCAGGAACCACAGACCGGCCAATTCCAGAACCAAGTCGCACTTGGACTCGGTCTTGACGGCCTGGAGTTCGACCGGGTTCTTTTGTGTATCAAAAGCGGTCGTCGTCACCTGACCCTTGACGGTGGCCAGGGAGGCATCGAGAATCCCATCCGTGACGCTCTCCTGAAAGGCGTTCAGGATCGTCTCGTCCGAGAGCTCCTTACCGAACCACTCCACCTTGGACGCCTTGGCCTGAGCGAGGAGTTCCTCATCAATTGTCTTGAAAATATCTGTACCCTCTGGAACCTTGAACTTGACCGTCTTGGTCTCGAGCGAATCCTGGAGCACGAGACCATTGACCTGCTGAGTCTTCTCGGAAATGCGCAAGAAATACCGGCCGTCTGGAAGCTTCTGAGGCTTTCCGTACTCCATCTGTAATACATATACAAAAATAATCTTTAACTTTAGTAGTACATGAATTCGTGCGGGGCCAAGTACATTCTAAAAGATTGTACGTGTCTGACAGATCCACTCAATTTTTATTCAACTATTTGTGGGTACGTAAGCAAACAGAATGGTCTCGTGTACCCCTGTGACCCTGGGTGTTGTCTCGGGAAGTGTGAAAACAAAGATCCAGTCACACGTGTTGAAGTTCGACCATCGGCCGGTATTGACTTGCCAGCTGGGTACGGTTCGAACATTCCACAGAGTACACAAGCTTCTGACATTCCTGGAGCGGCACCGGTAGATGCTCCTACAACTCTTTTACCGGGCGGAATTCAGTCAACTACACCACCCCCACCCACGTACAAGGTTTGGCAAGTGTTTTTGATTGCGTTGATCCCGTTGTTACTGGTACTCATCTTAGGGTGTTTCCTTGCTTAAAGAGTCCCGTCGTGCCTATAGTACAAAGCACACATGGCTACTCTCGAGACTCTCAACGCGGCCATCGAGGCTATCGCCAAGGAGCAGCGCGCTCTGCGTAAGGACATTCGCAAGATTCGTCAGCACTTTGAGGACCCGACCGGCGAGAAGCACGAGGCTCGTACCAAGAACAACGGATTCAACAAGCCCCTGGGCGTCTCCGAAAAGCTGCGGGCCTTCCTTGGTCTGGCTGCGGACGAGAAGATCTCTCGGTCTCAGGTGACTCGTAAGGTGAACGAGTACGTCGAGGCCAAGGGTCTGAAGGCGGGTCAGAACATCAGCCTGGATGCGACCCTGCAGGATATTCTACAGGTGCCTGAGGGTATTCAGGTGACTTTCCTGAACATTCAGAAGTACATCAACCCGCACTACATCAAGGAGGAGAAGCCCCCGACCGAGAAGAAGCCCCGTGCGAAGAAGGAGAAGGCCGCGGCCGAGACTCCTGCCGTGGGCGGAGAGAGTACGACCCCTGCGGGGTCGGCCGAGGCCCCAAAGGAGAAGAAGATGCGCCCCAAGGTCGCCAAGCCCGCTACCACTGCCTAGACCAAAGAGACTTAAAACAAAACCTCGTATGTAATATAAACTAAACTATGGAGGCCGTGCGTCTCGAACAACAAGTTGTTCTCGTCCCCCCTCCAGAACTTTCACGTGATGTCGTGAATGCTCTGGTCGGGACCAAAGTCAAAGATCTTGCGCTGTACCGGCGTGCATTTACCCACAAGTCAGCCCTGAAACGCTATTCAGGTCTGACTGGTTCCTATGAGACTCTCGAGTTTATGGGTGATTCCGTACTTGGATTCGTCATCACGAAACACCTGTTTGACCTCCACGAAAAGGAGCAGGAGGGCTTCCTGACAAAGGCCCGTACGAAGATGGTCAGAGGAAAGACCTTGTGTGAAATTTCAAAAGTACTTGGTCTGGACAAGATGATTTTGATGGATGAAAAGGGTGAGCGCAACGGCTGGAACACCAATGAGCACATTATGGAAGATGTTTTCGAGGCTTTTGTCGGGGCCATCTACTTGGACTTGGGCATGGTACACGCCAAGCGGTTTGTGCTTGACTCGTTCACGAAGGTTCAAACGTCCCTCGTGGATGATAACTGGAAAGACCAGCTCATGCGATGGTGTCAGGCCCTCAAGTACGCCTTGCCCGAGTACCGTATGGACGGTCAAACCAACGGGCAATTTTTCATCACGGTCGTGGTGGACGGCATGGACGGAGGGTCTGGATTTGCCACGACCAAGAAACAGGCTGAGCAAAACGCCGCGGAGATTGTACTTAAGACTGATCCACGTTTCAAAAATAAGAAAATACCCGTCAATGGAAAGTCCAACAATTCAGAGAGCCCGTGAACTCATCGCGCAAGAATACGCCGAACAAAGGTCTCAGGAATGGTTAGACCTCCGTGAGAATATGATCACGGCAAGTGATGCTGCGAGTGCTATTGGCGAAAGTCCTTACGAATCTGAAGATGCATTCGTCAAAAAGAAGGTCCTGAGGACCAAGTGGGCCGGAAACGAGGCAACGGCGCATGGAACGCTGCTCGAGCCCATCGTTCGGGACCTTTATGACCAAAAATATAACAGAAAGTCCCATGAGATTGGTCTGGTCCAACACAGGGACTACCCATGGTTGGGTGCATCCCCTGATGGTGTCACGGAAGATGGAATTTTGGTTGAAATTAAGTGTCCAAAGTCTCGCAAGATTACATCAAACGTTCCTAAACACTATTGGCCCCAAGTCCAGCTCCAACTCGAGATTACGGACTTGGAGGAGTGTGATTTTGTTCAATACCGACCGGCCCAGATCGAAGACGGAGTTCTTCGATCGCCCGAGGAATTCGTTGTCGTCCGTGTCCACCGAGACCGCGCATGGTTCGCTCGGGTCCTCCCCGTGCTCGAGAGGGTCTGGCAACGTGTCCTGAAAGGACGAGTCCAAGGACTTTGTGAGATTCTGGACGAGCCTCCGAGAGACCAGTTTAAGAAACAAATTGCTTGTGAGGTACTATAGGAGGGGATGAAACCTGAGGTTTCATCCTTTGCCCAGGTTTCATCCGCCCCGGACCCGGACCTCGACTCGTACAACCAAGTCTTTGGGAAGAAACCAGAGTGTAAACACAAGAACAGGTTTCTGACGTGTCGTGAGTGTTCTGGGTCTTTCTGTTGTAAGTGCATTCAACTCGAGGTACACTGCTGCCCCAAGTTGGATTCACGGTCCAAAATTGAAAAAGAGAATTTATCAAAGAAATTAGTCAAGGTGGTGGCCTCGAAGGTTGCTACTTTTTGAGACGGCTCAAAATGTAAAACACGAGTACCAAAACCATCAAAATAAACAAGGGGCTCTTGGTGATTCTGAACGGCCCGCTCTTTTGGTCCCCTCCATTCATCCAGCACCACGGGAGCAGAGGGCGGTACCACGTCACTGTACCGTCCGAGTACTCCATCTTCCGGGTCGGGAACGCCCCGTGTGGCGCATAGTTTGGACTGGTCGTCTTGAGGTACACGTTCCCTGAGAGGTCCCGGGGCTTGAGGTTCGGGTCGAGCGTGTCGCTATAATCTACTGGCTCTTCATCAATGGCTCTTGTGTACGAGCCATCGATAAAGAGATCCTTACGGAACCCGTCTTTGTTGACACCAAAGTCACCCGTCCACGTGGTCGGGTTGAACCGGTCAATCTGCAGACGGTCATCTATCATAAGATTTGATGCCATTGTTCTAGAATACGCTTACATTATTTTTGTTCACCGAGTAGACTTTGGTCTTGACCTTCTGCTGATGGAGCTGCCACATTTCGTCTAGGTCTATGTCAAGCATGGCGGCCAACTGAAACAGATAACTAAACACGTCGCCCATTTCCATCATAATATCCGTACCTCTGTCCTTCTTGAGTCCAGTCTTTTTGTAAATTTGTTTCTTCTGCCTGATACTCGAGGCTAGTTCCCCCATTTCTTCGTTCAAAAGCATCCAAACTATACTTATTGGTGCTTTGTCCCACCCCTTTTGATGACACATCAACGCAGTTTCATCACGAAACTTATTCATTGAGTACAAAACGCTCAAGTCTTTTAAGTGATGAGCCGAGCCAGAGGCTTCCTGAAGTAGACGACGAGGAAACACGCGGCAACGAGCAACGCAAACTCGGCACCGAGCTTCCAGTTTTCAACCACATTCTCGTTGTCTGTACGTTTCTCGGCCCAGGGCTCGATGATGGCGTTACTGGTGAGACGAATGAGACGTTCTATGGCGAAGAATATCAAGAAACCTAGCAAGAGGTCGTCGAGGGCTCGCATATCTACTAAAGGAAAACATATGTTTTCCGTCGGGCCGAAGGCCCTCCTTCACAGAACTTATTTGCGGCGGAGCCGGAGGGAGTTGTTACACAACTCCCCCTAGAAAATTCCAAACTTGAAATTGCTGGGAATCTTGTTACCGTACGTGCTGGTATTCACGGGAATCTCAAGAGGGACCGGGTTCTCGGTGATGTCACGCAAGTACACGAGCTGTTGAAGCATACCGGTCGAAATGGTCTGGGTTGCCCGCTTGATAACCTCCTTATTCATACGAGACACTTGGTTCTTGACATCCGTGTATGGATCGGCCGCCAGGTCCGTGTACACGACGCGCATCAGGGACTGAAGGTCGCCATCATCCTGACGGTCAAGGTCGTAGCCCGTCTGGGACTTGATGGTATCTGTGATGGACTTGTGAATACCCTCGCGGTTAAACTCAGAAAAGAAGGCGTTTCCAAGGGGCGTGAAGACGGACAGACGAATCGGCTTGAGGTCATACGTCTCGAGCGTACTCATTATTGTTAGTCAAGTTAAAAAAATACGACGCTAAAAATACAATGAAGGTCATCAAGCGCAATGGTGACTCTGTCGAGATGCTCTTTGACAAAGTGACTCAGCGAATTTCAAAACTAAATATGGCACCCGAGTTTGAGGTCCTGAATGTCCAGCCGGACAAGGTGGCCCAGAAGGTGTTCACAAGTATGTATGATGGTATCTCGACCAGTGAGATTGATACTCTGAGTGCTGAAGTGGCCATCGGTATGATCACGGAACACCCTGACTATGAGACCCTTGCTATGCGTATCACCGTCTCGAACCTCCAGAAGACCTGCCCCAAGACGTTTAGTGACTGTGCTCTGGCCCTGCACGCCAAGGGTATCCTGTCTGACGAGTTTATGAAGTCCGTCCATCTCGATATGGATGCGTGGATCCAGCCGACGCGCGACTATGACTTTGGGTACTTTGGCGTCAAGACGCTTCAGAAGGGCTATCTGCTTCCTGGAGAGACGCCTCAGTACATGTTTATGCGCGTGGCCCTGGCGATTCACGGGGAGGACTTTGAAAGCGCTCGAAAAAGCTACGACCTCATGTCCCAGAAATACTTTACACACGCGACCCCGACACTGTTCAACGCGGGTACCAAGCGCCCACAGATGTCGAGCTGCTTCATAGAGGGCACTCCCGTTTTCACGACGAATCGTGGCCCAGTACCTATTGAGCAGGTGAAGGTTGGAGACAAGGTCGTTACTCACACTGGAAATGTACAGCCCGTTGTTCAAACACACAAAAATTTACTCACGAGTCGGACCCTATTTGATGTCAAAGTGTATAAGACACCGGGAATCAAGGTGACCGGGAACCACCGTTTCTGGTCTATAACGAAGGAGCAACTGGGCTGGAACGAAAAGCCTCATTGGAACAGTATCGAACACCTTCGTGTTGGAGACTGGATCGCTATTCCCAAGTCGAGTGTTCCATATACTGCACAAGTCATAGACATGTACGAAGTGCTTCGGGACAAAAAAGGTGAACAACACTGGACATACTCTTTCGAGTTTAACGGGACAAAAATGCGTCGAAACACATTTTTCACGAGTGAGTATAGACCAAACGGTATCACTAAAAATGGAGAATGGTTCGAGAGGTATGTACCTGTCGATGAACACTTTGCGTGGTTCATCGGGTCGTGGTACGGAGACGGATGCATCCTGTATCAAAAGTCGAGCAAGCGCACACCGACGCACAGGGGTATTGCTTTTGCACAGAATCCAAATAATACAACATTTATTGAAGAAATCGTGAGAATCGGTCAGAAGTACCTAGGGGTACACGCATGCGTTTCGCAGGCCAAAAATCAAAACTGCCTGTCGATCAGTTTCAGTAATTCGGCTCTCGGCAACGCTTTCAACATACTTTTTGGTCGCTGGTCAAGTGAAAAGTTTCTTTGGCCTGAAATGTTCAAATGGAACCGTGAAATGGTAGTTGCTTTCATTGGTGGTCTCGTGAGCACGGATGGTTGTTGTACATTGAATGGTGGAATTGTGCTCCAGTTGACAAATCAGCCACTTATTCAATCAATTTTTCATATCACGCGTTCAGTAGGACTTGATACTTCTATGACAATCATGACGAAGCCGTACAATGGACGGGATACTCATGTTGGGCGTATGCAGATTCCTTGGATCCCCGAAATTATGAAATGGGTCCGAAAGCACTACGATGATGAACGACTCGTGAAGGAAGAGCGAGCGAATACTACTCTTGAAATTGATGGACGCATTTTCCTTCGCATCAACTCGAAGATGAAAGTCACTGATAATCTCCCGGAATATGTGTATACTCTGGGGGTAGAGGTTGATCACTCATATTCAGTCCAAGGACTCATCGCCGAGAATTGCTTCCTGGTTGCTGCCAAGTCCGACTCCATAGAGGGCATTTACGATACCCTGAAGGAGTGTGCCCAAATCTCCAAGTGGTCGGGCGGTATCGGTCTCCACATCAGCAACATCCGCGCGAACGGCACGCCCATCAAGGGGACCAACGGCGTGGCGGACGGTATCGTGCCTATGCTTCGGGTCTTCAACAACACGGCCCGGTACGTCAACCAGGGCGGCGGAAAGCGCAAGGGCTCGTTCGCAGTGTACTTGGAGCCTTGGCACGCCGATATTATGGAGTTTCTGGAGTTGCGCTTGAACCAAGGTGACGAGGAGGCTC